ACTTTATAACCTAAAATATGAATTGCATGTTTTCTATTTTCAGAATAAGTTACCCATTCTAAGTTATCTAAACTATTGTTTTGCTTATTACCATCTTTGTGATTAACACATGGCTTATTTTCAGGATTTGGTATGTATTTTTCAGCCAAAAGTCTATGCAATAATACTTGCTTTCCTTCATGTTGAACAGCGATATATCCATCCTTTCTTAAACTATATTTCATATCACAAATATACATAATTTTTACCATTTTTCCTAATCCAATATGATGTATTCATTATCCGTTACGTTACTAACATATACGTTCTCAAGCGGTATTTGGTTTACATAAGTTGGTTTTTCTACCGATTGTGATGTAAATACTGAAATGCTACCATGCCAAATTGAGCAGGTTGCATCAGAAATATACGCTCTATATTGAGTTCCAACACTAGCTGAAACTAATGTAGGTACTTGAGAAGCAGTAAATGATAATTTACTCTCATAAGCATCGTAATTATAGGATAGTGATGCTGATGTATTTTGCAACGTTGTCATATCTTGCATATGCAAAGTTAAAGCAGAAGAGCCAGTAGGCTGTACTCTCAATGTCCATATGTTGCTTCCAGATGAGTAGTATGTTAGCATTATCTCGTCTTTATGTTTATAATTTAACAATTTTGAGTTCAATAGTAGTGAAAATAAAAAAGGGAAGTATTTCTACTCCCCTTTAGTATTTTTAATCTATACTGATATTAGCTACCGTATACAATTGTTGGTTTAACTGATAATGCTCCGAATGTAGAAGCAAATGTAGAACCTGAGATAAATGCTGCTGGTAATTTTTCTTGTCCAGTGAAAGTGATTGAGTAACCATAAAGGTCTCCCAATGTTGCACCAGTTTGAATTGTACCTGCAGTAACATCTGCACCCTCATCTTCACCTACCAATAAAGCGTCACCGTTCATTGTAGCTACTACGATTTGAGGTCTACCATAAGCCATCAATTTCAACTGTGTAGTCATTTCGTTTGTAAGCTTCTTTAAGTTAAGAACTAATTCTTGCGAGAAGAAAGTAGTACCATTATCTCTAGAAGTGTTTACAGTTTCAGTATAGCTTGAATTTCCCTTCAACTCATAGTAATATACTGTTGAGCCCGAAGGAAATGCGGTTACTTCGCCGCTTCCGTTCTTAGTGAAAGAACCAGTAGTATAGTTAAGGAAATATACGCCGGATAATCCGCCTACGCTTTCCTTACAAACTTCTTGTCTTCCTGCTGTGATGTTACAAGCCATAGTTTTAATGTTTTTTTAGTTGTTTTTGTTTTTAATAAGTTTAAGTGAGAGAGGGAATTTCACCCTCTCATTATTCACTCAAATATATTAGTAATTCTTATGGATAGCGATGTCAGTTCCGATACCATATTGTGTACCAGCGGTGTATCTCATAATGATTCTGTAGTTCTGTGAACCATCCAGGTTAGCCATGTCTAACACTCTAACTTCGTTGTGGTCTGAAAGCAAACCAGTACCGAAGAATAAGTTAGATTTTTGTGCTGCTACCATTGCTGATGCTGCAAGACCAGGGCAGAATGCTAATTCAATACCGTTGAAGTTCAATGGCTTCTCACCAACGTTCATTTGGTTGTTGAATCCATTCGCACCTGCTGAACCACCTGCTAAAGCTTGTTGGTAAGCCTTAACAACGTTAGTTGGTACATAAATCATCAAGTCTTCTTTTCCGTAAACTTCTGCAGGGATTGCATCAACTAAAGCGTTTAACGCAGTTAATACGTTTGCTGAAGTGATAGAACCAGATACAGATGAAGTTACAGGAGCGTTAGTACCACCAGCTACTACTGATGAACTTAATGCGTTGTAGATACCACCGAATTGTCCGTTAGTTGCGTTAGCACCTCTCCAGATAGATTCTTCAGTAGCTTGTGCTACTTTACCACCTACATAAGAGATTAAGAAATCGTTGAAATCTTTTGGAATCTCATCAAATGCGCTATAGCCCAATTGTAAAGCTTCCCAAGAATCTACGAACTCTTGCTTACATAATTCAAGGTTAACTTGAAGTTCTTTTGGCTCAAGGATTCTTTCTGAAAGAGCCACAGTTCCAGATGTTGTGAAATCACAAGATGCATCGTTTACGATTGAATCAACTGCTACTTTTTGGATAACGCTCTTAAACTTCACATTCGGCATGATTGTGATGTATTGGTTATCTAAAGTCTTAGCTGATAACAATGCTGCAGCGATGTACTTTCCTGCGAACTCACCAGCATAGGTTGTAGTAACGCTAGGCTGTGCGAAATTTTGTTGTTTTCTCATTGTTAATGATTTTAAGATTTTTATTTATAAAGTTTAGATAAGAAGTTAGCCTGTGAATTCACAACCTTACCACTTTTTCCTAATTTAACTCCGTTTGATTTTAGTGCATTTTCATCAATTGGTGCACCATCCAATTTTGGAAGTTCTTCTTCGTCCTCTTCTTCAGGCTCAATAGCTGCCATCTTTACAGTTGGGTCTACATAACCAGTACCAGGGTCACCAGGCATTGGTTCTGATTTAACTTTTTCAGCTTTCTTACCTTCAGAGATTTCGTCCTCTTTTACAGGGACACCTACTTCTTCCATTTTCTGCATTTTCTTTTCCAACTCTTCGATTCTATATGCCATCTTTTCAACCATAGATTTCATATCAGTATCTTCAGAAATTGGTTCTGCAGTTTCTTCAGTGTCGATTTCTTCATCACCACCCATATCATCTCCAGCGATAGATTCCATTTCTTCTACTTCTCTTTCAGCTTCACCTTCAGGTAACTCAACGTTCTCTCTTTCAGTAATTACACCATCTTTGGTCATTACTTTTATGATTACATCTCTACCTTCTGAATCTTTAAGTGCTAATTCATGGGTGCCATCCGGAGCTGGAGTTTTTCCTTCTTCGGTTACAACATCAATCTTTTCGCCAACATCAAAGGTTGGAGATTCAACGACTGTGCCGTCAGCTAACTTAGCGTAAGTAAAATGAACTTCTTCTTTCACTAATGAAAGGGTAGTCATTATCTTTTTTAATACTTCAGTTGCGTTCATAGTATTTGTATTTAGTTATTTAACAATTAATTTTTGGTTTGTAGTAATTTTTTTAGTATGGTCTAGCTACTACAATAGGATAAACCTCATTTACATCAAAAGATGATGTGTAGTTTTTGTTAGTTCCATTGTAGAATCTAAAGTCATTCACAAAAATTGTATCAGTTCCAGCACCTCCACCAAATAGTATTGCTTGGCTTGCTGGTCTGAAATAAGGGAATATATCTGGTTCTAATTCTGTATCTATTGGTTCTTGCCATAACATTCTTCCATCAAAGAATGCTCTATACATAGGATATCCTCTACCATTGTAATTTGATTCTCCAGTAAAAGCTACGTGATGCCATGTGTATGCTGGCATGTTATTACTTCCAGAGGTTGGAGCGCCTTGTCCAAAGTTTGTTTGTAAAGTTGCTCTTGGTTCTCCGGGGGTAGTACCAAATGAATCAAATAAAAGTGATGCGGTTACTGAACCAGTATAAGCTGTGTTACCAGGACTTACCCAAATTTTAGATGGTAATCCATTATTCATACCACTAAACAATCTTGTTTGATACGAATCATCTTTTCTTATAAAATTTCTATTTGGTCCATCAAAAGATGAAGATACAGGTATAGCAATCCAAGTTTCCATACACCAATTCGCATTGGCGTTAACTGTAAACCCTGAACCTGTTGTTATATTGAATCCAGAAAAACCTAATGCATCTGTTCCAGCGTTTAAAGAAGCGTCTGTTGCCATCTGCATAGAGCTTGGATATCCATATCTATCCCAAACAGTTGTTGAAGCACTTACAATAGTTCCACTTGCTGTGACTGTTCTATCACTTCCAATTGGAGTACCGTTACCTTTCACATAAGAAGAAATATCTTCCCATGGGTCTTCAACATCAAATAGATTTGTATAACCTGCCTTAAACACAGTGCCAGGTATAGCCGCTACAATACTACCAGAATATGGGTCTGGATAGATGTATGGTGCGAATGAACCAACTTCACCTTTTTGTTTGGCTGCACCTATTATGTTATAATTTAGATTTAACATCTATTATTTTATTTTAATGCTATGATACTTGCAGCATTTGAAGAAGCAGATACTGCTGTTACAATTCCTGGTATAAATCCACTTGCTGATGCAAATGTTAAAACTGAGCCATCCCAAGTTTTAACTACCAAGCTTCCTAATTCACCAACGTACAATCCACCAGCTACAAATCCGAATTGTGGATTGTCTGGATTAGCTGCAGCGAATGCTGAACCTGAAATTGGAGTTACTGCTGCACCACCAACGAATTGTGGGTTAGTTACATATGAATTTTGAGTTTCTAATTTCATAATGAGTTTTATTTTTTAATTTAACAATTGTAAATGTTTTTTTATTGATTGTATCAAAAGTATCCAGTACGAGCTCTAAAATATCTAAGATTTTGATTTATTTCATTATCAGATAATTTTCTATCATAAACTAGATAACTTACTACACTTCCTGAAAGTGGTCTTTGTGAATTATTAGTACCAATAACCCAATATAAATTTGGAATTGGTGCAAATGAATTGCTTCCACTAATTGCTTGTTTGTTTCCATCTACCCATACATTAAACCCTGAATATGAATTATTTCCATCGGTAGTAAGAGTAATCAAATGATATTCATTAAGAGATACTTCACAATTTGTTGCTACTGAACTTGTACTTGATGTTGCTATTTTTAAATATTTTTTACTTCCAATAGAACCTGATACTTGCAATTCTAAATCATCACCAGAACTTCCAAACCAAAATAAATTCATACTTCCCGTATCTTTTACAGGGTTTACATACATTTGAATAGTATATGGACCACTACCTGTTAATGCATTTGGAACTGTCCCACCAAAAACTATATCTGCTGTTGAACCAGTTAAATTAAATGATTGTGGAGATGTTGATGTATATGTGGTTTGTGTTAAAGAGCCTGTTTTATTTCCATATGGTAATACGTTTCTCCAATTAGCTGCACTAGCTGAGTATGCCGCATCCCAATAAAAATTAAGTGATGTTGTGATAATAGATGGTGATATATTAAATACATCACTTGCTCTGCCACTGCCAACAAATATATCATTAACCAATGTATCGCCTATATAAACTGTCTGCATAATATTAATAAACTAAAGATGAAGTTGTTGTGCTTGTAAAATAATGATAAGTGTATCCACTTACATAAGATATTGTTCCACCAGTCATTCTTGAACCTGTACCAGGGTATCTAATAGCAACGATACCAGAACCACCTGCTCTAGAGTTAGAACCTCCACCTCCACCTGTGTTAGCACTTCCAGCAGTTGATGCAGTGGCGTTTTCACCTTTACCACCACCGCCTGGTCCACCCAATGGCGGTACGGCTTGTGAACCAAAGGTACAACCTCCACCTCCACCTGCGTAGAATGTTCCATCTACCCACATAGAGCCTGAACCACCTCTACCGCCTAATCCACCGGCTGTATTTTGTCCATTTTGTCCTTCTTGCGATGCTCCACCACCACCTGCTCCAGTTCCGTTTGAAGCTTGAGTACCTCCGTTACCACCCCTATTACCATAAATTGAGCCTGTACCATAGTTGTTAGTAGAACGTCTAGCACCACCACCGCCACCACCGGAGCCACCATTGTTAGCTACTCCACCAGCATCAGAGAATTGTGTTCTACCACCTCCACCGCCACCTTGTACTTCAAAGGTATTGAATTTAGAGTTGTTACCATTACTACCTACGTTTGTTCCACCAACTGCAGCTCCACCAGCACCAACTATTACCGTATAGCTTTGTCCTAAACCTACTTCAAAAGAACCTGAGCGTAATCCACCAGCTCCACCACCACCACCATAGTTGTTACCACCACTTGCTCCACCAGCTACAACTAAATACTCAATTGTAAATGGACCAGGGAATTGGTAATCAAATGGATTAGCAGCCAATGGTTGGTTACCAAATAAGGTAATCAATTTATCTCCCAAATATACTTGTGTACTGGTTACAGACATATTAATCTAATTTAAATTCAATCCAACTTAAAGTATCTTCATCCCAATAAGATAAATCATTAGGTCTAGCAACCGGTGGCTGCCAATCTGAATTCTCATCTAATGTCCACGATGGGAATGGTTGAGATTGTACAAAAATATCTTTTGCTTCATCATATGTAAATCCAATTCCAGCATATTGTTTTCTGAAATTGTTATTGTATGATGTTTGTATCCATCTGCCACCCAATCCTAAATCATTAGCTAGGAATTCATGTCCTCTATGTTCTTGAGAATTATCTACTACTAG